TTAAATTGTCTTTAGTACATTTCAAAAATATTGAATGCATGGTTGAAATGCTGATGTTTGAAGCAAAAAAATATTCTCCAGACAATTGGAAAATAGGTCTAAATCTTAAAGAAATTGAAGATAGTATGCAAAGACATTTAGCGTCATTAATTGATGGAGAAATTAAAGATCCTGAGTCTGGATTATATCATATAGGACATATAATGTGTAATTGCATGTTTTGGATGTATCACTACGTTAAAAACAAAAACGATGTTCAAGAAAAGACTTGAGAAAGATTTAAAATTTGTAAATATAGGAAAAGATATAATAGCCGTTCCAGGTAGAACCTTCTTATGTATTAAAGACGTAATAATGGAACGTAGCGGCCAAGTAGCCTACACTAAAGGCAATATATACAGATCTGAATCAAAAGGAAATCTAACAGACGACGACGGACAAACTGATCACGGAGCACCAAATGAATTTTTAGCAGAGTATTTCCAAGTAAAAATGTATAATAAATAAAACAAAAAAAATGAAGAGAATTTTCAGGTTATTGTTTGGATTTAATCCAAAAGCACTTCGCGAAGAGTCAATTAAGGCTTTAAGCGCTTTTAACGAAACGTTAGAAAAATTAAAAAGTCTTAGCGATAGAGCTAATGAAGAAGTTTCTAAAAAATCTTTAGAGATCAGCGAGATTGAAGATGATATCGCAATGTTGCAATCTATTAAAGTAAACAATGACAAAATCATTGCTAATATTGAGAAAATTCTTAATTAATGGTTGCTGAGTTAATTTCCAAAAGTGTTGGCGTAAACAGTTACGTCAACCTTGATGGAGCTCAGATTATTGCAGCTGTAGCCAGACATGGAACCATTAAAGATGACAATGGTAAATTGATTGCTTTTTTAATGAAGCATAAACATTGGTCTCCATTGCAACACATCTTTTTTGGATTCAAAGTAACTACAAGTAGAGCAATATCTGCACAGATATTCAGACACAGATCCCTTAATTTTCAAGAAACATCTCAAAGGTATGAAGAAATTCCAAGCAATGAAGATATAGAATTGAGAATGGAACATGCTACTAATAGACAAAGTAGTACTGATGTTTTTGATCCTGTATTAACAATTAAAGACATATTTGACGAGCCAGATGAAGATTATACTCAGTTGGCAAGTTATGCGATAAAAGAACACCTAGAAAGAGGTCAGGCTCTTTACAAGTCATTAATTAATGCAGGCGTGGCCAAAGAATGCGCTAGAATGATCTTACCTATGTCTAGTACAACTACTATTCATATCAGTGGAACGTTGCGTGATTTGCTTGGATTCTTAAACGTTAGAGCTGACAAACATACGCAAAAAGAATGTCGTGATATAGCATTAGCCATAGGTGCTGAAATTGAAAAAGAATTGCCTCAAATGTTTAGAAACATTGAATGGCAAGAAGGAATGTTTATGTAATCTTTAAATAAATAAAAATGAATGAAAATCTTTTAGTAAAAAAGAAAAAAGTAGAAGAACAAGTACCTGTGTTTGAACATTCAAGTCCGGACATAAATGATGCAATTGGAATTCCTGGATTAATAAATGGAATATCTGAAAAAATGAGTAAATTAGTTACTGATCAAAGTGTAACTTCTCCTTCAAGAGCAGTTGAGTATTTTTACAATAATTTTACTTTAATTGAACTATCTTTTATGGCTATGCATTCTCTTGGAAGACCTAATGATGATAAGCCAAAAGATGACGGATCTGTAGATTTCGAAGAAGTAGTATAATTAAATACATTAAATCATGATATTACCAAAAAAGAAAAGGCCCGCTATTAGAATTGACCCAAAAAGATTGTTATTGTTTGGCCCTCCTAAGATAGGAAAAACAACAATTGTTTCCGCATTGGAAGATTCGTTAATAGTGGATATGGAAGAGGGTTCGGATTATGTAGAAGCAGCAGTAGCTAAAGTAAAAAGCCTTGCGGAATTTGCAGAGCTAATTAAGGCTTTAAAAGAAGACAAAGAAGCTAATAATGGTAGAAAGCCCTACAAGTACATAACTCTTGATACGTTATCTGCATTAGAGGATTTAGCATGTCAACTTGCTGTTAAAGACTACAAAAAGTCTCCTATGGGAGCAAATTACACCGGAACAGACGTTAGAACTTTGCCAAATGGAGCAGGATATGCTTGGACAAGGCCTGCATTTGAGAGAATGTTGAAATCTTTTGAACCATTTTGTGAAACATTAATAATGATTGGACATATCAAAGAGAAAGACTTTACTAAAAATGGAGAAACTCTTACTGAAAAATCAATCAACCTTACCGGTAAAACTAAAGATAGTATTTGTGCGTGGGCTGACAGCATTGGATTAGTTTTCAGGGATGAAAACAAAACAATGATTGATTTTATGCCGTCTGAAAGTCTTTTAGTTGGAAGCAGACAAGTTCACTTACGAGGAGCAAAAGTTTGTATTGCTACAAGCAATGAAAAAAATGAAATTTCTGTAGACTGGACAACAGTTTTTGTTGAAGGAGCCAGAACAGACGTACAAGATTAAAAATAAAATAATAAAAAAAATTAAAACAAATAGTTATGATAAACATAGTATTCGGAACGATTAGAAAAGCAGGTAGAGACTTTACGTCAAATGAGAAATATGCTGGAAAAGCTGTAATTACAGTTGAAGGTATTAAAGGAGAGGGTAAATCAAGAAGAATATTATTTAACAATACCTCTATGGAGTTATTGAAAATTCCTGCCGGCGCGCAGCAAAATATAATTTTTGGATTTATAGAAGCTGACGATTCAGTGAATAGACGACTTTTAGTTGCAAATGCAGACTTACTTCCTGGAAAAGAGGAAACTGTAGTTTACAATGTATCTAAAAACAAAGTATCTTACGAAGATAGCAAAGAAAAAGGAAAAGCTATTGCGAGTTCTGTTTTGCACAAAGAAATTAATTCTTTCTTAGAAGTTGATGAAAATTCAACTCATGAATATTCATTAGTTTTCTTTGGAGAAAACGCCGGATTAGATCTTTATGAATTAGTTAAACTTAATCTTGAAGAAGACGGAAAATCTATTAATGATTTAGTTGAGAATCCACTATCTTACAATGCACACAATCAAGATGACTTAATGAATGCTTCATTAGATATTGAAGGAGTTACTCCTTCTGACTTAAACGCTTCTATTTTAGAAGAAAATGAATTAGTAGAAGACACTAAAATTGAAGAAACTGAAGAAGCTGAAGAACCTTCTTACAGTATTGATAATTCATACTCTGAAGAATCAGAAGATTGGGATACTTCAATTACCTCTAATTAATTAGAGGTTTTTAGTAAAAAAAATAATTAATTCATATTAAAAAAATAAAAGTATGTCATCATTTGGAAAAAGCATTGAAGTAAAAGAAGGTGGAGCAAGAGTATATTACACAGGAGTGAACAACTTCGATGTTATTGCAGTTAACCCGACTAAAGAAGAATTGGGAAAAATTTACGGAAGAGACGTAGATTATGATCCGGAATACGTAGGGACAACTAAGGTATCTGATGCTGCAGGAGAAAGAGAAGTTAATCAAGTTAGAATTGATTTTTACTTAAGAAACGAAGCTGATAAAATAAACGTAAAAGCATCTTTTTATCTTGCAGACACTTATCATAAATCAGCTACAGGTAAGTTAAAAGTAATAAATGACTTTGGTAATACTACTTGGTTAACCGAGACTGATGTAAAAGGAGGAAATGCTCCTGAAAATATGAGTTGGTACAACATGAGTGGAGTTAAAGTTGCAAAAAGAGGAGAAGAAGAAATTATTGATTTCTTAAAGAATTTACTAAACCTTCCTATGGACTTGAGTAAACTTACAGATTTATCTGAGGCTCATGCAAAATTTCCTAAGGAAATATTAACCTCTATGTTCAAAGGAGATGTTTCTTTATTGAAACAAATTGTAGATTCAAGCAATAATAAAATCGGTATTTTGCTAGGTGTAAAAACAAATGCAGAAGGAAAAATTATGCAAGCAGTTTACACTAAGAAAACTCTTAGACAGTACGTACTTCATTCTACAAAAGCAGATAAGTTTAAATACATTCAAAAAGATTTAGCTGATGCTAAAGCAAATGGAGCTTACGGAAACGTAGACTTTGGAAAATCAGATCTAATTTTTAGAGAATTTGTAATTACTCCTACTGAGATTTCTACAGAAAATTTACCGGCTGAAGAGGATGCATTTCCTTCTTCAGAACCAGAAGAAGAAGACTGGTTGAACTAATATTAACGGGGGAGAAATCCCCCATTAAAAACATGAAAAAGCAAAGAATTGAGTTCCTTTTGGAACGCATGAAAACTGAGCCTATGAACAGGCATCAAATGGCTGACGCTGTTGGTATGTCTGTCAAATCAGTATGCAAATACATCACAGAAATGCGGTTCTTTAAGAAAATACATATTTACAAGTATGAACGGACTGTAGGCCAATTTACGGTTTATTACATGACAGGCAATCAGCCTGATGCACCTAAGCCATTGGCTTTTAGTCAAGATGAATACAACAAAAAATATCGTTTAAAGCCTAAAGAACACGTTAGAAAATCTTATAAATTTAAACCTAAACCAGACTATGCAGCTGCATGGATGTTTAACCCAATTTAAGGATCAATATGGAAAAGATTACAGATGTAACAGTTAGAGATTATTTTGCAGCCAAGGCCATGCAAGCTATTTTAGATAAAACGCTTAGTATGCACGAAGATAACTATAACCAATATGCAGCAGCTCAAATTGCGTATCAGTTTGCAGATGCTATGTTACATATTAGAGAAGGTAAACCAATAGTAAATGTTAAAAGTGAAGA